CAGCAGGCAAGAAGAAAATGGACGATAAGAAGAAAGTAGCAGCTTCCAAAAAGGAGACTGCGAAGAAATCTTCTGATAAGAAAGCGGCAGCTAAGAAGTCCACTGCAAAGAAAACTGCCACCAAGAAAACTACTGCCAAAAAGGCAGCAAAGAAAAACTAACTTCATACAGTTAGAGCCTATGAGCCGGATGTGATGATGAATCGTGTCCGGCTCATTTTTCGGTTATTCAGGGAGAAATCCCTATCACATAACGGGTTAGAGAAAATCCTTACAAAACGCATACAACTATTGTCTTGCAGAGACGCAAGTAAAAAAACGCAGAAATTTATACGGAGAGAACCGTTCAAACGCAGGAGGTCAATTATGGCAGATGTAAACAGTACAGCAACTCAGAACCAGACACAGCAGCAGACTCAGACAGAACCGCAGAAACAGCCTACTACTCAGGTTCCCGGTACACAGCAGCAGACTCAGACAACCAAGCCGGAGGATAACAGCAACGGCAATGAACTTACAGTTGAAAGCCTTATGGCACAGCTTGCGCAGGAAAAGGCCAATAATGCCAAGTTAAAGTCTGACAATGACAAGTTATGCACATCCGAGGGCAATCTGAGAAAACAGCTCAGAGCTAAGCAGACAGCCGAGGAACAGGAAGCGGAAGCAAAGGCAGAACAGGCGGCACAGAGAGATGCCTATGTCAAGGAACTGGAAAAGTTCAAGTCGGTAACAGAATCATCGGAGCGTTACTTAGGAATGGGTATGCCTACCGAAATGGCAAAGGCAACAGCAACGGCAGAGTATGAGGGAAATATGGATGTCGTTACTGGAAACATCTCTAAGTTCATGGCAGAGAGGGATAAGCAGAAAGAGTCTGAAATCCGCGCACAGTATTTAGCTCAGATGCCTACACCGCAGTCTGGAAACGTAGGCCAGGTTGACTATTCAGCACAGATCAAGCAGGCAATGGACGCAGGCGATACACAGGCCGCCGTTCTTGCAATATTAAGTCAAAATGCCGCTAACAATCAGCAGGCATAACTTTTAAGGAGGTAATGAATTATGGCACAGGGCACAGCAACATCATTCGCTGTTCCTAATTTTAGCGGAATGTTATTCGCTAAAGGGCAGCAGGCAACACCGTTCTCTACTATGATTGGCGCAAGACCTCTTGTAACCAATCATGTAGAGTTTACTTGCGGTCAGGAGTACAACACAGAAACAGGCGAACAGCCTAAGATTTCTGAGACAGCATCCCTTACCGCTCCACAGCCGGAAATCGTAACCAGAAGTCAGCTTACCAATGTAACTCAGATCTTCCAGAAGTCCGTAGCGATTTCTTATGGAAAGCAGAGCAACATGGGTACACTGCAGGGCATCAACGTAGCCGGTCAGCAGGCAAATCCTATGGATGAACTTGCGTTCCAGGTATCTCGTAGAATGGCGAAGATCGCACAGGATATTGAGTACACTTTCATCAACGGTAAGTATGCGAAAGCTACTACTGATGCAGAGGCAAACCAGACCAGAGGACTTCTGACTGCGATTACAACCAACATACTCGATCTTGCAAAGAAACCTCTTACCTACTGGCTTGTAGCAGAGGGATTAAAGTCCATTCACGATCAGGGTGCAAAGACAGACAATATCGTTCTCGGTGTAGATGCAACCACTATGTTGCAGCTCAACCTTGACGCTCAGCAGAACAACCTGACTATCGTTCCTCTCGGAAGAGAAGTAAACGGTATCAAGTTACAGACCGTAGTGACCCCTCTTGGAGAGGTAGCAGTCGCATTGTTCGATACCATGCCTGCCGGTACTGCCGTTCTGTTTGATCCGTCCATCATGGCCCCTGTTCATCAGATGGTTCCTGGTAAGGGTAATTTCTTCTTAGAGCAGCTTGCAAAGACAGGTGCAGGAGAAACTTATCAGATCTTCGGTCAGATCGGTCTGGATCACGGTCCTGAGTGGATGAGTGCGAAGTTTACTAATATTTCCACAGATCTTCCTAGCAAGATCACGGCAAGCGGTACAACGGGTACAGCGGGGGAATAACAGGTCATACCCTTAACGGTAGTTCCGAGGTAGTTGATTCTTCTGAATCCACATCAACGGATGCGGATTCAGAAGAGACGGCTACTGACAAGAAGTACACAGAGGAAGAACTTAACGCTCTGACAGTAGCACAGATTAAGGCTATCGCAGCGGAACGTGGGTATGACATGAAAGAAACCGTAAAAGCAAAGCTGATCGCAGAGTTTTTAACTCAGCAAGGGTAAGAAAGTGAGGACGGATTATGGACGCTAAATTGTTGAAAGTCATTTTAGATGATGAAACTCTCACTGACGAACAGATTGCCGTCCTCCTTGTGAAAGCTCAGAAACAGGCTGCAAATCAACACTTTTGGGCGGATGATGATATTCCGACAGAGGCAGAGTTGGAGAGATTTTATAATCGGTATGAGTTTGAAATCTATGATTTGGCGAAAGCCATAAACTCTGATGATGCGAGGGGCGGACTTGTATCTCACACAGAGCTTGGAGTTACCCGGAACTGGGGACAGACAGGTAAGAAAGATATTGAGTTGGCCTTGGCAAAGATTCCACCCAAAACCTATGTAGGTCTGTTAAGGAGGGATGGCAATGCCGAAGCTGAGACTTAAAGACCTCAGATTAAACCAAGTCCCTTTTTATTACCAGACTTATGACGGAACGGTGGATGAAGTGGACGAGGATGGCAACCTTACCGGAGAGAGCATACCGAAGTATTCAAATCCGGTTCGTGTTCTTGCGAGAGTAAGCCCGAACTCAGGAAATGCCGAGGACTCTCCGTTTGGTAAAGATATTGTCTACGACAAGACCATATCAACCGTACAGAAATTGCCGATTGATGAATACTCAAAACTCTTCATAGATGTGGTTCCTATTCTCAACGAGGACGGTTCCACAGATACAGAACCGGATTATATATGTGTCTGCCCGAAACATGATTTGCAACAGAATCTATGGGCGATACGGAAGATTAAGGGGAATATCCATGCAGGACAAAATAACGATCAATCCCTTTGACCCGGACAGCATAGATGAGGCCATTAAGAAGCTGGAAAAGCGGAAAGAACGTATACACAAATGCGCAGAGAAACTTATACAGAGGCTTACAGACCTCGGAGTTGAAAAGGCACAGGAGTTAGTTCCGGTTGATACCGGTACGGCAAGATCTTCCATTATCGGTTATCTGGATGAGGCAGAGGGAGTTGGAATCATAAGTGCCGGAGGGTACTGCAAGTACATTGAGTTTGGTACTGGCGTAAAGGGTAGGGACAGTTCCCACCCAAGCGAAGAGTACAAGGCAATAATGAACTGGGCGTACAATTCCGGGGCAACAATCTTTACCACGAAAGACGGCAGAGAGGGTTGGTATTATCCGGCTGATGATGGCACATGGCGATTTACAGAGGGTATGCCGTCAAGACCGTTTATGTATGAGACGGCACAATATCTGAGGAAAGAAGCACAAAAAATAGCAAGCGAGGTATTCAAGGATGGTTAAGGACAATGTGAATTTGTATTTTACGAACCTCCTGAAAGACTTGCAGAAACAATATAGCAGTTTGAAAGGAGGACAGGTGTATAAAGCTACACCACCGTCATTTCCCTATATGTATTTCAAACAGATAGGTGGAGACGGAGCATTATCCACACTTTCAAATACAGAGGACGGTATCAATCTTGGATTGGAAGTCAAATTCTACTCCAATAAATCCGCCTCAGAAGTGCGGAAGTTAGCAAATTCCGCAAGGGAATATATGGTAGGGATTGGATTTCATTGCGACTACTTCTCCCCTGTGGAGAATGTAAGCGATACTTCCATTTCACAATTCCTTACCCGGTTCTCAAAACTGGAAACATGATTAACTCCATCGGCTAGGGTCGCTCCCGAAAAGCACTCGCCTGGTGTCTGCCGGTGGTTTTAATAAATTCAAGGCTTTACCTCTTAGGCAAAGGAAAACACAAGGAGGTAGAACGAAGATGGCAAAATGTACGAACGTCACTTATCTGATGAAGAAAAAGGATGGCGATGCCACATTTGAAAAACTGCTCGACATTACAGAGTACCCGGATCTCGGTGGAGAAAAGGAAAAACTCGATGTAACCACTCTTTCTGATAAAAAGAAGAGAACCATCAACGGTATTGAAGATACCGGAGATCTTAATTTCAAGGCATGGTACGAGTTAGCAGATTACAAGAAGTTACTTGCCATCCAGGAGTCCGGCAAGGTTGAAACCTACCAGATCTGGTTTGGAGAAGAGGGTGTTGACGGTAAGTGGGAGTGGTCCGGTGTTATGGCGGTATATCCGAACAGCGGTGCTTCAAACAACGCAAGAGAGATGTCGTTCTCTATCACTGATGAGGGCGAAGAGGCACTTCATTTTGTAACTGAGTAATTAAAGTAACTTAGTGGCAGGGGATTATTCCTCTGCCACATAAATAGGACAGATTAACGAAAGGACGGTTAATAATATGATTTTACAGACGGCGAATGGACCCAAGGAAATTAAAGTAGCAGAACTTGATTTTACAAACATTATGTGTGATCTGGAAGATCACGATGTAGATGTCATGGGACTTCTGGATGATGATACCAGAGAGAACATGAAGATTTTTAAGACAATCAGAGCAATCATCGCGGTATTGACCGGTACAAAGGATCTTACTACAGCCGGGAAGATTTTAAGCGAACATCTCAAATATGGCGGATCTATGGATGAAGTCATGGGGGCGTTTACGGAGGTAATGAAAACCGCGGGTTTTGGCGAGGAAGCCGAGGAAACTCCGAAGAACAGCGGAAAGAAAACCAAGGCGGCAACAGAGTAGAGGAAATAGATTTCAGCAAATACAAATCGTTTACTGAGATTATCAATAAAGTTTGGCTTCCAAACGCTCTTCTCTATGGGGTTTCCTATGATACTTTCTGGAAACTGAACCCTAAAAAATTAGAACCATTCCAAAAGAAGAGAGAGATGGAGGCAAAAGAGCAGGCTACGGCAATAGATACATTGGCGTGGTCCGTTGGTTCGTATGTCGTAGATGCCATGGCGATATTCCTTGACAAAAATTCTCCGGCATACCCAAGCCAACCGAGAAGCATGAACAGCACAGAGAGCGCACCGCCGGGAGCAAAAATGACGGATGCAGACAGATTCGCTGCCTTTGCCGCAGAACATAATAAGCGATTGAGACAGCGAAGAGAAAAGTAGCTGATTACATGGGGATAGGTTGACGAACCGAAACGGCGCAAGTCCGGCGCAGTTCCCCATGTTTTCTTATATTCGGACAAAACAATACCACCCACGGACAGGGTTTCAACGAAGTGAGGTGGCAAAATGCCTGATAACAGAGTAGATAGCATTTTATTGGAAATAGAAGCCACCACTGATAAGGCAGACGGTGGTATTGATAAAGTAACAAAAGCTCTTACCTCAATGAAGAAAATCACTGAGGGATTAGATACAGAAAAGTTAAAACAGATTCTTGATGTAATGCGTGGTTTCTCCGGCGTTGGAGATGATCTTAAAAATGCCGGAAGTGGCATGAGAAACATTGCATCATCCATTAAGTCTCTGTCAGGAGTTGATACGGCAAAACTGAAAGAGGTTGCGGCTACCGTAAAGGAAGTCAGCACAGCACTTGGAAACCTCGGATCAAATAACCGTGTCAGTATCAGAATTGATTCTGAGGGCGCACAGAGACGTGTACAGCCTTTGGAGAACGGTCAGCAAGCAGCAGCAGCCACAGAAAGCGTTGCGACCGCATCAGAAGAGGCACAGGCAGCAATGAACGGTGCTGCATCAGCGGCAAGTCAGTTGGCGCAGGAGGAAAGTAACCTCGGAACCGCCGGGCAGAGTGCAGCAGCCGGACAGACAAACTTAAACGAAAGTCTCAATCAGGCAAACACAAATCCGGCTAATAGACGTATTCAGGAACTCATAGACCAGATCAATAAGTACAAAGCCACTGTTAGCGGTATGGAGAGTGGGAAGATACGGTTTGATACCGGTCAGTATGAAGAAGCTGTGAATGGTCTCAGACAGGCTCAGGAACAGTTTAAGCAGTTCAAGGAAACGGTTTCACAGTCTCCTAAGAATATGGAGGATGTGGCAAAGTCCATTAAGTCCATAGGGGATGCCGCACAGAAATGCGGACTTGGAACTTTTTCTTCTATATTAAGTGGAATTGCATCAATTCTTCCGGCCATTGAAACCGGGGGCATGGCGGCAAATGCCGGATTCCAGTCTATGGCAGTTGGATTGGAAGCAGTACAGTCGGCAATTCCTATTATCGGTATCATACTGACAATACTCACTGCCATTATCAATGCCGTAAGACAGGTAGCAAATGCCGTAAAGAATGAGGTGCAAAAAATAATTTCTGCCGTGAAAACGGTAGTGAATAAAATCCGTTCTGGGATTGCTGCAATTATAAACAAATTCAAGGAACTCAAAAAGCGTATCAGAGAGAGCCTTGGTTTTTCTGAAAAACAGAGTGGAGCGTTTGCAAAGAAACTGGGTTCCATCCTCCGACTTGGAACATTCATGTTACTGCGCTCAATGTTTACACACCTATTTGAACTCGTAAAAACAGGATTCGACAACCTTGTTATTTATTCAAAAAGAGCCGGAACAGAGTTTCACAAAAACGTAAATCTTCTTTATAACGATTTACGTCAGCTTGGAGCATCACTGACAACTGCATTTGAACCAATCCTGAATGTGGTTACTCCAATTCTGGATTATCTGATTCAGAAGCTCGTTGCAGCAACAAACGCGTTGGCACAGTTCTTCTCAGCACTTACAGGCAAGAAGTTCTACACCAAGGCAATACGACAGAACAAAGATTATACAGATTCTTTAAATAGCGCAGCAAAGGCGGCAAAGAACCTTACCACCGGCATAGATGAGCTTAATATCCTGAGTGACGATAAAAGCGGCAGCGGCAGCAACAGCGGAGCTGATGGAAGCGGATATGAGACAGATGCGGTAGCTGATAAGTACAAAGACCTTGCGGAAATGGTTAAGGACGCATGGGCGGATGCTGATTTCACAGAGATAGGAAGAATGTTCGGAGAGAAGCTAAAAGAAGCTCTCGAAAACATTCCGTGGGATGGAATTAAGGCAACACTGAGAAAGATCGCCAAGAGTATCGCCACATTCCTGAATGGTTTCCTTGAAACCCCGGGATTATTTACAGAAATCGGAGTAACCATAGCACAGGCAATCAACTCAGCGTTTGAGTTTGTTGATTCATTCGTTGAGAACTTCCACTGGAGCAGTCTTGGAACAGCCATTGCGGATCTTATCATAGGTGCATTAGATACTCTGGATTGGACTCTGATAAATAAGACTGCAAAGGGGTTGGCACAAGGCATTGTTGATGCAATCAACGCTGCCCTGCAGACAGAGGACCTTTGGAAGAAAATCGGCACTGCAATTTCCAATACGATAAACTCAGCAATCACTTTTGCAAAAACATTTGTCAAAGGGTTGGACTGGGCTTCACTTGGAACTGCAATCGGAAATCTTCTCGGCAATGCGATCGCCGGAATTGACTATGACGGAATCGGAGAAACATTTGCCGGTTTCGTGAATGGGGTATTTACCGCCGTACTGAATTTCTCAAAGACATTTCCGTGGACGGACATCGCAAAGAACTTTGCAAGCGGTGTCAATACGGCACTGAAAAACATCGACTGGAAAACAGTTAAGGACGGCTTCGATAGTTTCTGTTCTGGACTTGGTTCAAACCTCAATACGGCAATCACAAACATTGACTGGGAACTTGTCGGAACGACACTCGGAAACAGCATCAAGACACTTTTCAGTGGTATTGGAAAATTCCTTGCAAAGATTGATTTCAAGAAAATCGGTAGTGACTTTGCGAGTGCAATTAACAAAGCCGTAAAAACCATCAACTGGAAAGATGCAGGAGGTACAATCAATTCCCTCATCACTGGTGTATGCACACTGATTAACACTTTGATAGATGAGGTAGATTGGTACGAACTTCTAAAGGGCGTAGGAACGGCAATGTCCGAGATTGACTGGGACACAATTCTCAAAACAGTATTTAAGGTATTTGCAGCCAAGTGGACGTTCAAGAATTTGTTCAAATGGGTATCATGGACCGCCATTTGGAACGAACTGAAAACAAGCGTTGTTGAGGGAATATCAAAGAAGTTCGGAATTGGATCTGATGATGGAGAAATAAATACTGTCGGAGAGAAAATAGTCAGTGGTTTGCTTGGTGGAATATCTAAATCCCTTTTGCCAGCACCATTGCAGACAACGTTGAGTTGTTTCGGAAATGTGACGGATGTTGTCAAAGGAATATTTGGCATAGGTGGTTCATCCGATTCAACCGTATTCAGCACACTTGGAAGCAATCTTGTCACTGCTTTCAATGGAGGCATCGGGAAGAAATTCTCAGACTGTCAAGCAAAAGTTACGGAGTGGGCTGAAAAGATCAATGACTGGTTCTCAGGTACGAACTTTGGAAAGATTTGCAAAGAGACTTGGGAAACTCACGGTCAGAACATCATAACCGGCTTTAAGGACAAGATAGGCAATGCTTACACCACCACAAAAGACAGCATCACGACTTGGGCTACTAAGGCCAAAGAGTGGTTCAACAATTCATCATTTGGTGGAGTCAACATGGAAACATGGACCGGATATGCAAATGACATTATCTCCGGTTTCAAGACAAAGGTGGGAAATGCCTATACACAGACCAAGGACAACATTACCACATGGGCCTCAAAGGCAAAGGAATGGTTTAATAGTTCTTCATTCGGCGGAGTGAATAACGGTACATGGACCACCTACGCAAATGATATTATCACTGGTTTCAAAACAAAGGTGGGTAACACATACACCACCACAAAAGATAACATCACAACCTGGGCGAGCAAAGTTAAGGAATGGTATACGAGCAGCGGCTTTGGAAACATCAATAGCAATACTTGGCAGACCTACGCAAACAATATCATTTCCGGATTCCGGGAAAAGGTTGGAAACACCTATACCACCACAAAGAACAACATTACTACTTGGGCGAGTAGCCTGAAAGATTGGTTTTCTGGATCTTCATTCGGAAATATCAACAATGCCACATGGACCACTTATGCAGGAAATATCATAACTGGTTTCAGAAACAAAATCGGACTGTCATACACAGATACGAAAAGTAATATCACAACATGGGCGTCAAACCTCAAAACATGGTTCTCTGATAGTGGTTTTGGAGGCATCAATAGCTCTAAGTGGAGCACCTATGCAGAGAATATTATTTCCGGCTTCAAAACGAAAATCGGAAACAGTTATACGACTTGTAAGAGCAACATTACAACATGGGCTTCTAATGTAAAAACGTGGTTCACAAATACCTGTTCTTATGACAAGTGGTATGACATTGCAAAAAATGTGGTAGATGGTTTTAAGAACGGTATAGGAAATCTGTATTCCACCTGCAAGAACAACATTGAATCATGGGGCAGCAGTATTATCTCATGGTTCAAGGACAAGTTGGATATAAACTCTCCGTCAAGGGTATTCCGGCAGTTAGGTGTGTATTCCGTAGAGGGATATAACGAGGGAATCGAAAAAGAGGGAGCGAAAACAAAAGGATTTGTAACATCCTGGACGGATTCGTTCTCAAACATGGAAGTGAACCTCGGCACACGTCTGAAAATCGACAATGCTGCATTGAAAGATTACCAGAACAACTACGGCAGTGATTTCACGAATGAAGCCATTGTGCAGAGAGTTACGAGAGAGGTTTCCACACGAGGAACTGTACAGGCTACCCTCAATTCCGGCGGCGGCCTGAAAGACGCTATAAAAGAGGCCTTAGATGATCTGGGTATCACAACCGCTGTGAATGATATTTCAAGAAACACAAAGACACAGGCCGACAAGAAAGAACAGACGATTGTTGAGATTGGCGGCAAGACAGTAACGGATGCAGTAACCACACAGCGTAATGCGAACGGTTACAGCTTCCAAGGAGCGTAAAGGAGGGATAGGGAATGGCTTATATATCAGTTAATGGTTATGACTTCCCACCTCCGAAGCGTGGGGCAAAACCAACAGTATCTACCATGGTGGATGCCGGAAGAAATGCCAACGGCACGGTCGTAGGGCAGAGGGTTGGTCGGGATCAATACAAACTCGACACCCTCGAATGGCCGTGGCTTACAGCAGCAGAATGGAGCCGGATGCTTACGGTGCTGAGTGCATTTTTCGTATATGTCACGTTCCCGGATCCGGTAACAATGAAGAAAATCACGATTAAGATGTACCCCGGAGATAGAACGGCGGAACCGTACTGGATAGATTCAGACGGAAATCCAATTACCTATCAGAGTTGCAAAGTAAACCTTATTGATTGCGGAGAGTGATGGTATGCAGAAAGTATCAAATGAATACAAGGCAAGCATGAAAAGCTCTCTGAGAGAGCGATCATATATGATGATTTCATTCGGTCTGGTAAATCAGGAAGCACAGGCCAATGCAACCGTCATGGGTAACAACTTTGCCTACTATTCAAAGCAGACCGGTTTATTCGGTCAGCGAAAAGAGACAACCGTATATGCCACATTGGAGCAGGATTTCACAAAGGTAGACGGCTCTATGTATTTTCTTCCAAGAGAGAATACTTCCGGGAACTACTACGACACCGGTTTGGTAAGCAAACCTCTGATTCCGGCAAGCGGATATGAGCTGCTTATCGAACTGAATGTTGTAGCAACGGACATTAAAGGACTGACTATCAATTTTGGAGAGGTTTATCCTACCAGGTTCGACATACTCACGAGTAGCGGACAGAGAATAGAGATTGTTGACAACGATCAGTCAGAGTTCAGCACAGAACAGGTGTTAGAGAATACCACATATATAAAATTCATCTTCTATAAGATGAAAAATCCATATTCCAGACTGAGGATTTATTCAATTCAGTTAGGCTACGGTCTTGTTTATTACAATGACGATATTATGGACTCTAAATTAGACAGCTACATATCCCCGATTTGTGAGGATGTTCCACAGATAGATTTTATGGTTAAGCTGCAGAACTACGATCAGTATTTCAATGTAGACAACCCAAACTCAGCAATCAACTTCTTGGAGACAGGACAGGAGATGTATGTCTGGTACGGTTATCAGTTGCCGAACTCAGACACTATCGAATGGATAAGAGGGGCAAAGTTACAGTGTAGTGCATGGGAAAGTGATGATTACTCGGCAACGATAAGGTGTCAGGATCTGTTCAGAAACATGGACGAGGAATATTACAAAGGCTGTTATGCTCCGGCAGGAATCACATATTACCATGCAGCAGAATTGGTCTTTCAGGATGCAGGAATTGATGAATACTACATTGATCCGTACCTCAAAAAGTCAACCACGAAAAACCCCATACCGAGGGTTAAGCACAAAGAGGCCTTGCAGATTATCGCAAATGCCTGCCGATGTGTTCTTTCACAGAACCGGTACGGTAGACCGCAGATTAAATCCTCATTCGCCCCAGAGTACGACATAACGTGCAACGGAGAGACAGAGTATTCCCATGTTCGGAATATAAAGAGTGAGACTGCAAAACAGGAGTACGCTTCATTTGCGCACAACTACACCACTGTAAATGCAGAAATGTATTATCTCCCGGAGAACCAGAGTAAGGCAGATAAGTATACCGGATATATTTCATTACAGCAGTCCAATAAGGATTGCCTGTTTGAAGAAAATCCGATTATCTACATAACTCAGGAAACCGCCTGTATGTACTATGGATTGCAGTTAATGTTCGGCTCTACGCTGCCGGACGGAATTATATTCAGAACTTTCAATGACGGCAAAAAGGTGGATGAGTATGAGGTAAATTCGGACATTACAAAGAGGCTGATAGTGCAGCACGATTTTGATGATTTTGATTTGATGGAGATTGAGTTTACAAAGACAAAAGAACCATTCAACCGCATAGTCGTTGATTACTTCTCATTTGGCGATATAACGGATTTCACAATGGAAAGGCAGGATATGACCTCTTCTCCGAAATCAATCAAGCAGGAGCTTGTCAAGGCGGTCAGAGTGCCATGCTATTCCTACCAGAAAGGAACCGCGGAAGAAACTCTTATCAGCGAAGAGACGGAGGCAGTAAAGGGAGATATTCAGACGTATTATCTCGGAGATCCGACTTATGGATGCATAGCTACGTTCAATTCCTCAGCATCAAACGTCAGCATTGTAGAAAGCGGAGATTATTATGTGACAGTTAAGTTTCTGATTACTGGCAAGTACCAGTTTGAAATTATAGGACACAGATACAACATTGTTGAGCAGTATGCCGTAAAAACGCTCAATAGCAGAGGAAAGACCATAACATGGAAAAATCCTCTGGTAAGCGATATGGAAACGGCAAACCACTTGGCAGACTGGCTTGGGGATTATTATAACGCCGGTATTGAGTACGAATACAATACCCGTGGAAATCCAGAGATTGATGCGAACGACATTGTTTATCAGGAGAACGCATACCGGCCCGGATTAAAGGTAAATATCTACCGCCACATTGTTAATTTCTCACAGAGTTTATCTGGAAAGGTAATTGCCCGTAGGGTATCAGAAAAATAAGAACAGAAAGGAAGAGGAAAATGAATGGCTATTAAATCCGTACAGGCTATCGTAAACGGTGTGACTACCACACTCACATACGACAGCAAATCAAAGACTTACAAGGCTACGCTTACAGCTCCGGCAAAGTCCTCATACAATCAGTCGGGACATTATTACGGAGTGCAGATCATCGCCAAGGATGAGGCAGGCAACACGACTACCGTAAACCAGTCGGATGCCACACTCGGAAGCAAGCTGAGGCTTACGGTAAAAGAGAAAACCGCACCAGTTATTACAATCTCTTCTCCGACAGCATCACAGTTACTTACGAGTAATCAGCCGACAATTTCATTCACAGTCACAGATGATGATTCTGGTGTCAATCCAGATACAATCAAACTGCTTATTGATGGTTCTGAAATATCTGGAATCACAAAAACAAAGACAACATCTGGTTATTCATGCAGTTATAAACCGTCCACAGCACTTTCAGACGGTTCACACACCGTTGTTGTAAAAGCATCCGACTATGACGGCAATGCAGCTACTCAAAAGAGTGTTTCATTCAAGATCGATACTGTACCGCCTGAGTTATCAGTTACAAGTCCGGTAAACAAACTCGTCACGAATAAAACCACAGTAACGGTAGCCGGAACTACCAACGATGCAACATCAAGTCCGGTTACGCTGACAATCAACGGCAGCGCAGTAACTGTATATGACGATGGCACTTTCTCAAAGGATATAACCCTGAAAGATGGTTCAAACACCATTACCGTTGTAGCAAAGGACGGAGCCGGAAGAACCACGACCGTCACAAGAACAGTAACCCTCGATACAAAAGCACCGGTTATCTCAGATGTTTCATTGGCACCGAACCCGGCGGATGTCGGAGCAACCTATGTAATTTCTGTTTCGGTAACAGATTAGGCGGTGCGGCATGGCAGCTAACATATTGGTAAGGGACGTTACGATAAGTCCAAACCCCGTGCAGGCAAAGGGGAAATACACAATCTCAGTTTCCATTGAGGAACTGAAAGGCGTTGCATTTGTCGGCAATTATGTTGGCTCCTATGTCAATATATCAGACAAGGAAATTCCTGATAAATTGCCACTGGCATACGTTGGCAATTACACCAAAGGATAGGAGGCGATGAATAATGGCTGATATAGCAAATGTCACAGGAACACTTGACGATAAAGAACTGAATTTTCAGCACTCTATCGGAACCGTATATAAAGCCTCCGCAAGCATAGATGGTTCGGAAAAGGATCATGTAGCCGTATTGACGGCAACGGATTCTGCCGGGAATAGTACAACGGAAACAATGGTTATTTCTATCTCGGGTTCCTGGACCACTCCAAAAACAGATTGGTACGGTTACACAGACGATGATGGGATTTATCACGGAGACCGGTTCAACACGGAGGATTTCAACCGGATAAAGAACAACCTCGCATATCTCAGAGAGATAGCCGTGGCAATGTACCAGGAGTTTTCCATAAATGATCTGGGAGACGATAGGAGCAAAGACCAGTATTTTTATGCGGATGAGATAAATCAGTTGGAAGAAAACATTAAGCTCATAGCTGAAAACACATTTAAGCCGGACATAGGGGAGAACCCCTTATACACAGCGAATGGAAAGATTTTTGATTTCAACGAACTCAACCGCATTGAAAGCCTAATTTTGGATTTATTCAATCAGTTATTAAACCAATACAGAGGTCGGCAGATGCTTACCTTTAACTTTGGCATAAGGAGGGAGGCGTTCTAAGTGGCGTGGGAACGATTAAAGACAGACTACAAGGATGCCGTATGGTCCGGTCTGCGGAAGTTCATACCTATTGATAATGGAGACGGCAGTTATTCCGTAAAAGATGTGACCCAGTACACAGTGTACGATGAATCGTTTTTCGGTGCGTATGATGCCAACCGCATCAATACAGCCGTCAACGCAATCATGGCAGCATTGGAAAACGGAACAGATTTGTATGAGGTATTCACAGAGTTTTTTGAGAACCAGAAAGTTGAGTTTGACAAGAGAGCAAATCTGGATCTCGACTCATTCAATATCTTTCTCGACAATTTGCAGGCAACGGCAAATGCGGATGTTGTGCAGTTAAAGAAAGACTACACATCTGAAATGACAACGTTTGAGAACAATCAGGAAATATTGTTTAATCAATGGTTTTCAATGATTAAAGATCAGTTGTCAGCGGATGCAGCCGGAAAATTACAGAATGAAATCAACGATGTGGAAACCCACATCAGAAACCTTGCAGTGAAGATACATTTCAACGATACCGTTGGAACTGCTGCTGCAATAACTGTACAAAATGTAACATCCGGTAACAAATATACTATTACAGATTATACTCAGCCTTTGTATCTCACAGAGGCAGGAGAGTACACAATAAGCATTGCGAATGACAACTATATAGTTGCCCCAAAAACATTTTCTATCAGCAATGCGGATCTTATGACACATAAGACTTTCAGAATCATGGACGGCAACGGATTGGCGTTTGTCGATGGTTTTGTAGGAGCCTATGTAAATAAATAACGGAGGTAGACAAAATGAGAGATTTCCCTAAGAGACTTGCAACCGCCGAGGACATTAGAAATTGTAAATCCTTGGTGGATGATGGCGCATTTGCAGCAAAAGACCTGTTGGAAGCCATCGAAGATCTTGAAAACATGAATTATCTTCACTGCCCTATCCTTGCGGTAGGAGAGGATAAGAAAACAGTAACTATCAACTATTGTGCAGAGGCAAAGGCCGGAACAAAGGCAATCGTTGGCAACAAGACTGTGAACATCACGAATGTTACCCACGAAGAGGGAGAACCGGATGAGCACACTGGAGATACCCAGTTGGAAACAACCATTATCTCCACTTCCGCTATGGTTTCTACCGAAGCCACGGAAATTGCAGTTACCGCACCTTACACAATTTATGACAGTCTCGGCATGACAGCCGAAGAACTGAATCAGATCAAGGAGGAATTGGCTAATGAGTAAATTCTACGGTTATGATGAGGCAATGGAGAATGATATTGCAAAGATAACCACTCCAAAACTTGCTCTCATGTCTGATGTGGTGGCATCAGACAAGAAATTCATCCGCATGGAGAACGGAGCACTTACTGTAATCGCCGGAGTTCTGATTGCAGTAGGAAATTCTGTTTTTAAGACAGAAAAGACCACACTCACAGCAAGCAATTTTGACGGAACAGCTTCAAAATTTGAAGTCGGAAAAGATTACTGCATTTATATCTGTGATCCTACTGGCGGAGATGCCACGAACTTTGCCGCAGAACAGTATCGTATTTCCCTTAATACGACATATCCAAACGGTTATACAGCAGTTACATCAAGAAAGATCGGCGGTTTCCATTACGGCGTAGTCAGAAAAACAAATAGTTCCGGTATTCCAATCAGCGCATCAGGCGCGGCATTAGGAAGTGGATGGGAAACAAACGTAACAGAGGGGATTGTTCCTAACTCTGTATGGACTCTTCTCCACAGGCCTACTTGCGATCCTACCGGAATGGTTTATATCGGACCGTTCTGGGGAGACATATATCTTTCATCCGACAATGGTGCCAGTGGTTTGCAGAGCAAAAAGGGTGCTGTGCCGATTACTGGAACAGAGGGATTAAACTGGTATATCGCCAACGAGAGAGCTATGAGAGTAGGCAAGAGACTTCCTACCTACGCTGAGTTCTGTAAGGGTGCATACGGATCTCCGCAGGGAGCGGACGGCAACAACACTTACGCATGGTCCGCAACTTCCAATACAGCAAGAACCACTTGCGGAAATGTTAAGAACGCAGTTTCTGCAACGAACGTTCGAGACCTTGTTGGAAACGTATGGAAGTGGCTTGATGAGTTCATTCACGACCCTACCGGATCAGCATGGAACTGGTATGACGTTATGAGCGGTCAGAAAGTTGGCCAGCTTTACATGGCCAACAACACCGGTTTGCACGCGCTCATTGGCGGTGGCAACTGGTACAACGGGGTTCACGATGGTTCGCGGACTGTGAGTTGCATCAATTATCCGTGGAACGTGGACACGGCCGTTGGCGTGTGGTGCGTCTGTGACTCGCTGTAAGCTGATGGGGACCGGCGAAAGCCGAGTCCCTTGCAGTTGAAAGGTTGGGTGTAATGGCATACGAAAGCAAATATGAAAATCCCTCCACTCTGAAAATGGACTACATCCATACAGAAGCACACCAGATGGCCTACGACCTATCGGTATATCTCCACAAGAAAGTGAGAGAAATGCCACATTATGAGAAATTCACTCTCCAAAAGGATATACGAGAATGTATAGACGGAATCATGGATGAGATAGAAGCATACGAGAGGTCAAAGACAATCAGCCATCTTTACACAGCCGACAGGTTGAAAGGAAGATTGGTACGGAAAATCCGATTGGCACATGATCTCAAATATTCTGCAATGAACGACAGAGTATACAAATATTGTGCAACACAGATCGGCATTCTTGGTGCGTATATCGGAGGGTTAATAAACAAAGCACAAAAGGAAAAGAAATCAAAATAAGCAACTATCTTGGGGTAGCTGTTAATTCGCACTGTCGCTCCGTGGCTTGCACGCGCTCATTGGCGGTGGCAACTGGAACAACGGGGTTCACGATGGTTCGCGGACTGTGAATTGCAACAATTATCCGTGGAACGTGAACACGAACATTGGCGTGTGGTGCGTCTGTGACTATTTTGAAAACTGTCAGATTGGTGGAGCTATGGCTTGCCAACAAGGATTATTTGATAATCATTTATTGAATAGTCAGACGGCTATCCCGTCCCGTGCAAACCGGGCGAACTTAAAACAGCGAAGCCAAATAGTAGCGAAAGCGAAGGAAGTGTGGCGTAAGCATTATTTATGAAGAGAATAACAGGTCTTATGAAAAACATCTGTACCATGAAGAACGCATTAAACGCATACCAAAAAGCGAGGCGGTGCAAAAGGTACAGACCGGAGGTTTTGGAGTTTGAAGCAAACAGAGAGGAATATCTCGGCAAAGCCATTCGGGAATTGGAAAGTTTGACATATACTCCTGGAAAGTACAAGGTATTCAAAGTTTGGGAACCCAAAGAGCGTATAATCATGGCTTTGCCATTTTACGATAGGGTTATCCAACATATGATTGTCAATTACATAGAGCCGATATTTGAGCATCAGTTCATCTACCATTCCTACGCTTGCAGAAAAGGGAAAGGTGCTCACAGAGCCAGCAAGCAGTTGACAAGGTGGTTATATAATCTGGAAGTTGTGCAAGGTAAATCAGTCTATGTACTGAAAGCCGACATACACCATTACTTCCAGAGCATAGACCACAAGGTTCTGAAAAGAGAAATTAGAACCTACATTAAAGACAAGGACTTACTCGTAATCCTTGACCGGATAATAGACCATAATGGGATATTCCCGGATGGTGTCGGCATACCGGTTGGAAATCTTACGAGCCAACTATTTGCCAACGTGTATTTACACCGATTGGATATGTTCGTAAAACATACACTTCATGCAGAACACTACATGAGATATATGGATGATTTTGTGATTATATCAGAGGATCTTGAACAGTTGAAACGGTGGGAGAAACAGATAGAAATATTCCTTGCGGATGTTCTTAAATTACAATTAAATCCAAAAACAACCATTGTTTATGCAAAGAACGGAGTGGATTTTGTTGGATATAGGCATTGGAACTCTACGAAGAAAATCAGAAAGGATGCTATGCGTAGACTGAAACGCCTTATGAAGAATTTCAAAGATGGAACTATCACGGAAGAATTTTTCGACAAATCGTTTACAAGTAGAATTGGTTCGATAAAACACGCCGACACCTATAATCTGGTGCAGAAGATCACCTGTGAAGCAAAGGAGTTAAAGGAAAGTCATGCGTGATGGAAGTTATGTCATTGTAGATAGGCTGTGTGAGGCAACCACACAACTGCTTGAAATAATTAAAAAGCAGGAAGAAATCATTGAGCAGTGCAGAATATCGGATGAACTGCATAAGGAACTCGATGATATGAAAAACGACGTGGATCAGAAGATGGATTTAATTGAGTATGATTTGAGATCATACAGACGGGAGCGTGAAGAATGATAGATTTTATCGTGAAATATTGGATCGAGTTTCTTTTTGGATTGATAATCAGTGGAATGGGCGTGATGGCGAAGCTGATGTACAATCAGCACTTAAAAAACAAAGCCATTGACAAGGGCGTAGAAGCTCTTTTAAGAAATGGTATCGTTCAGACATACAATAAGTGGTCTGAGAGGGGTTACTGCCCCATATACGCACGAGAGAACGCCACAAGGATGTATGAACCTTATCACATACTTGGCGGAAATGATGTTGCGACAGACTTAATCGAAGATCTGAAAGGACTACCGACAGAACCGCAAAAGAAGAAAGAGGGTGTAGAAGATGATACTTAAAATTTTTATAGGTTTCGCTCTCGGTTACATTGCAGCTTGCGTGACATTTTACATCCTGCAGAAAAGAGAGCGTAGGCGGAGAAAAGAGAAGAAAAAGAAAGTAAGCCTGAACACCTATGCAAAGGTAGCCACTACTGCGGTATTGGCTCATGGGATGATCCTTACATCGTGTTCCTATGTTCTCTCATGGATAGGCATGGACCCGGTGGTGGATGTATCAAGCACAATCGTCAAAGAAATCGTAGCTCCATTGGTGGTTTACCTTGGAACAAATACGATTATGAACATCTTTGAAAAGAACAAACTCAGTTTTTCAGTACCAATCAACAGCACCGTCATAAGCAAAGACGGAACCACACACAAAGCCTCTGATGATGAGGCAGTAGGATAGGAGGTCATATTATGACAATGGAATTTTTAATTGTAGCACTGTTCGCGGTATCATTACTCACAAACCTTACCGTTGAGGGAATCAAGAAACTTCTGGATAAGAAATCTGTTGACTATTCATCGAATGTGATGGCAGCAGTTACCGCAGTCGTTATCTCCGTGGCACTGTCCGCCGGGTATCTGATCTACACAGAAACGATGCTTAACGCAAAGATTGGCGTTGAACTCATTGCCCTTGCGTATCTTAGCTTTTTAGTTGCCACGAACGGATATGACAAAGTTATTCAGGCAATCAAGCAGATCAAACAGATTGGAAACCAGTAAGAGAATATTATTCAGAGCCATGAGCCGGATGTGAATTAACACACCCGGCTCTTTCTTTTTAAGGAGGCACGGATCATGGCATTGAAAGGTACGACAGCACAGGAGAGGGCATGGAACTTCTTTTGTGCTAAAGGATTAAGCCATTACGCCGTAAGTGGTGTCATGGCAAGCATAAGAGCCGAGAGCGGATTCAATCCTCGCAATCTGCAGAACAGTTGTGAGAAAAAGAGCGGGTATACAGATGAAACATATACCGCTGCGGTAGACAACGGCAGCTATGGGAACTTTGTCCGGGATTCCTACGGCTATGGGTACGCACAGTGGACCTATTGGAGCAGAAAACAGAATCTTCTCAATTTTGCCAAGAAGAAAAATAAGTCCATCGGAGACGAAGAGATGCAGTTGGAATTTCTGTGGGAGGAATTGACCGGATCGTACAAAGGGGTTCTTACAAAACTCAAAGCCGCAAAATCCACACAGGAAGCATCCAACATTATCCTGACCGGATATGAAAAGCCGAAAGATCAGGGACAAAAGGTAAAGGCAACCAGGGGATCTTATGCCAAGGAATATTATAACCAGTTTGCAGTGAAAAAGGAGGAAAAGACAATGAAAGTAATTATCGGAAGTGCAAGAAGAGATGAGAACGGAAAGTATGCCGGAGGAAAGCCGGGAGATCAGGATGGCGTAGAGGTAAGCACACAGAATTATTATGTTCATACCAAAGGATGGTATATGTTCCGCTTCCTGAGTGACGAACACGCAAAGAAAGTTGCTAAAGCAATGTGGGATGCCTGCATGAATGATAATGTCGGTTACTGCCAGACACATCGTTCAATTATTACCATGCTGAAAAAGTACGGCAGCATGAAAGCAATCGCAGAAAAGACAGAGACAGATTGCAGCAACCTTGTAAGAGGATGTATCTACGAGGCAACCGGCATTGACGTAGGAAGCTTTAGTACCGCAACAGAGCCGTCAGTGTTAGAAAAATCTGGTCTGTTTGCTAAAAAAGTTGCTGTTACAGCTTCGACCCAGTTTAAACCGGGAGACATCCTTGTGACAAAAACCAAGGGGCATACTGTTATTGTTGTGTCTGTTGACGGATCCACACCTAGCAGCACATCCACTCCGGCAAAACCGGCAGCAAGCACATCATCTTCAAAAAAGGTAGAAAGTGCAAAGAGTAAGGACGCAGCTATCGCCGGAAAGTACAAAACGACCGGCAATCTCTATCTGAGAGTTGGAGCAGGAACCGGAAAAACAGCAATCACTCTCATGCCTAAAGGTTCAGATGTTCAGTGCTATGGCTACTATACGAGTTACAACGGAACACGTTGGTATTATGTGGCATACGGCAACCTGACCGGCTTCTGTTCATCTGCATATTTAAAGAGAGCGTAAATCGGAGATAAACCGGATAAAATCGAGATAATCTTCGATGGTAATATGCCTATAATATACAATAGAGGGTAGAAACCGCATAAACACTGGAAAC